GGAAATTATCTGCACATTCCCACTATAAAATCACAGGGGGCAGGGGAAACCTTGCCCCTTTTTCTATCTAAACCGGGAGGGTTAAAATGAGTGAAAAAGGTATATTTTTTGAACGTGAGCTAAACGGCGTAATGAAAGATTTTTGCCGTATTGAAATTGCTGGTGTGCGCGACGTATGGGAAGGCCCAGCGCGGCCTGAAGATTTAAAGCGCTTTGCTGATAGCTGGGCGGCTTACAAAGGCAAAAAGAAAAAGCCTAAGAAAAAAGGCACTGCCTTGCAAGATTTGCCCGGCATGACTGAGCCGCGCCGCTGTGAGCTTGAGCTACACGATATTGAAACAGTCGAAGATTTAGCAAAAGCACAGGAAACTACGCTGCGGAGCATTGGCGAGCCGTATGTTGAGCTTGCCAAAATTGCCGTGCTTCAAGTTCAGGCCAGCAAGCAAAAAGATGATTTAGTTGTTGAGGTGGCGGTCGCCGCACAAACTTTAGCAGAAACAGAGGTATCTAATGAGCCTTCTAACAATAGCCCAAGCGGTCGCTGACTACACAGGGTTTGAACGTCCAACATCAGTTGTTGGCAATACAGACCCGATTGCTAGGCAGCTTCTAGCCTTTATAAACCGTCAGGGCAAACAGCTTATGCGTGCCAATAACTGGCCCATATTGCTTAAAGAGCATACCTTTAACACTGTCAACGGCACGCAGAGCTATGCGCTGCCGACTGACTTTGATCGCTCGCTCGATGGCACGGTTTATAATCGCACTGATACTGACCAAATGACCGGGCCGATAACACCGCAACAATATGCGCTTGACCGTTATGGCACCGCTGCATCTGGCACAACGCAGAAGTTTAGGTTCAAAGCTAGCAGTAATGCGTTGCAGTTTGACATTACGCCAACACCTACTTCTGCCGAAAGCCTTGGCTATGAATATGTCTCTAGCCATTGGAACCAAACGTCTGGCGGCACCTCGCAAGCAGCAATGGCGGCTGATACTGATATTGGCATCCTAGATGAAACGCTTATTGAAATGGGCGTTACTTGGATGTTTAAGCAGGCCCACGGCCTGACCTATGATGAAGATTTCAGACAATACCAGCTAGAGCTACGGCAATCTATCAGCCGGGCTGGCGGCGCTCCTGTTATCAGCCTTGATGATGCAAGGCGGCTGACTGTTAGCCCGTATTCTTACAATTTACCAGATTCCGGATATGGGGCTGTCTAATGCTTTCTGCGCTACAAACTAGCAGACAGTACCGCGTCAAAGCGGCCTCTGTGCCTGCCCCTGTGGGTGGGTTAAACAGCCGTGACAGCATTGATGCGATGCCGCCAACAGATGCGCTAATTATGAGCAACTTCTTTCCGACAACAGGAAAGATAACCCTGCGGGACGGTTACACGCAATTCTGCACAGGCATTGGTACTGGCGATGTTGAAACGCTTATTGAGCATAGTGCAGGCGCGAATAGGCAACTGCTAGCGATTGGCTCTAATGGCACGTTTTACCAGATAGATACAGGGTCAGCCGTTAGCAAAAAGACTGGTTTGGCTAATGGCAGAGCAGAGCATATTGAGTTTAATAATGTAACTGTTGTTGTGCCTGATGGCGCTGACGTTCCTTTTAGCTGGGATGGCTCAAGCGCCAGCAATCTGTCAATCACGCTCTCAGACAGCGTAAATGCAAACACTTTAACAGGCGTTCATAGTTTCAAGAACCGCGTATATTATTGGACAGGCACCAGCCAGAACTTTTATTACAGCGCCACAGTGGACACATTCACAGGCAATTTTACTAAGTTTCCTGTCGGTTTAGTTGGCACATTTGGCGGTAACATCCTGTCTATCGGCTCTATCAGCTTAGATGGCGGCGAGGGAGTGGATGACCTTTTTGTTATCGTTATGACATCTGGCGAGGTGCTTATTTATAGCGGGTCTAATCCCGGCAGTGATTTTTCCTTGATTGGTACGTTCCGTCTAGCAGAGCCAGTGCCTGAGAAGCGCGGTATAGCCAAGCTAGGCGGCGATGTCATCATAATGACAAAAGAAGGCTATTTGCCTTTATCACAAGTCATTCGCCAAGATTTAGTTGGCAACAAAGCAGCAGCAATATCTGAGAAAATCAGAGGCACTGTGATTGCACAAGTTGCAGAGACAGGTAGCACAAAAGGCTGGCAGATATTTGTAAGCCCGGATGGCGACAAGGTTTATTTTAATTATCCAACAACAGACGCGGCAACCGACCCTTATAATCAGCACGTTTTCAATCCTATAATACGAGCTTGGTGCATATTTGAGAATTTACCAGCAGTTGTTTGGGGCCAGTTTAACGGCGATACCTATTTTGGCGGCGCAGATGGCAAGGTTTTCAAAGTAGGCGGTAACGCTGACCTTGGCGAAAACATCGTTGGCGATTTAGCAACGAGCTATAATTATTTTGGCGATAGAGGCGGCATAAAGCGCTTTTCGTCTGTCCAGCCAATGCTAGAGGGCCAGTCTGATATTGCCTTTGATTTCGGCGTAGGCGTTGACCAAGCGCCAGTTTCTGGCATTGCAGTGGCAACAACGACTTTCGCTAGTAACCTTGCTAGCTGGGATACAGCATCTTGGGATGATGATTTCTGGGCTGACGCTGTAGGCGCAGGCATTACGAAACGCCGCAAGGCAGTTAATCGTCTAGGCTATTCATCAGCGCTCCGCATCAAAGTAGCAACCGACAGCCAGACAGTTAGCTTTATTTCAGCACATTACACATTCGCACCAGGAGGCCCAATCTAATGGCATTTTCAGGCGGTACATTTAGCAGGACATTTGACTGCACAACAGACCGTGACAACGGCGTTAAAATTCTTGCTAGCAAATTCGACACAGAGCTTGATGGCATGGCTGTTGGCCTGTCTACAGCAATACTAAAGGACGGCACACAGACCTGCACAGCGGCAATACCGTTTGCACAAGGCATAACCATTGCTGATAACAAGACAATCACGCTTGGCACAAACTCTGACGTTACTATTCAATATGATGAGACAACCAATGACAGCCTAGAGATAGCAGCCAATGTAGAGGGCGCGGCGCTCGGCATTGTCCTAAAGGCTGACCAAGGCGATGACGCTGGCGATGAGTGGAAGCTAAACATTGCAGATGGCGGGACGCTAACCCTTGGCAACGACATCAATAGTGCTGGCACATATGTCACACATTTGACAATTACGCCAAATAGCACAGTGGCAAGCAGTACAACGGCTGTTGCTGGAAACCTGACTATAGGCGGCGCTTTGACGCTTGGTTCTGGTGCGGTTATTAGCGAGGCAGAACTAGAGACAATAGACGGTATAACGCCCGGCACTGCCGCTGCATCAAAAGCAATGGTGCTGGATGCCAGCCTTGATATATCTGGTGGGCGCAACCTAACTATCTCAGGCGAGCTAGACGCCGCCACGCTTGATATAAGCGGTAATGCTGACATTGATGGCACACTTGAAGCTGATGCCATGACACTAAACGGCACGGCAATCACTACTGTCGCAACCCTGTCAACCGGCATTTCTAACGGTAATCTGCCAGTGTTTACAACCGGCGCGGCTGATGATGATTTCTTGCGGATTGACGGCACGGCGATTGAGGGCCGATCTGCATCAGAGGTGCTATCAGACATAGGCGCACAAGCCAGCCTGACCTTTGGCATATCAAATACCAATGCGGTAAAAGTTGATAGTTCCTCAGTTGCAGATGATGAGTATGCGCGGTTTACGGCTAGTGGCCTTGAAAGCAGATCAACCTCTGAGGTGTTATCTGATATTGGCGCACAAGGCACACTGACATTCGGCATCTCAAACACAAATGCGGTGAAGATTGATAGCGCTTCAGTCGCAGATGACGAATATGCAAGATTTACAGCAAATGGTTTAGAAAGTCGCAGCACATCAGAGCTTGCGTCTGACATTGGGGCTGCAACGCAAGATGACATCGTTGCCCTGGCAATAGCGCTTGGCGGCTAAAGGAGAAAAATAGATGACTAATACTTTTAAAGTCGTATCGCATGATGTGATGCCTGCGAGCAGTGGAACTCCAGAGGCGCTTTATACAACGCCTGGCAGTACAACAACTGTTATTCTTGGGTTGACCGTTGCAAATATCCATACAGCACAGGTTACAGCTTCAGTTAAGCTAGTTTCTGACACTTCCGGGGGAGGTCGAACAGCAACAAACACAACCACGTTTTTAGCTAAAGATATCCCCATTCCCGTGGGGTCTTCTGTCACGCCGATTGTCGGAAAAGTAGTGTTAGAAACAACTGATGTTATTCAGATTGATTGCTCTGTAACGGATAAAGTTTCCATAACAATGAGCATAATGGAGATTACATAATGTTAACGACCCCTAATTTTATAGGTAGGCCTGCGCCGCGTTCTGCTATTATAAATTCGCCTGGTTCTGTCTTACAAGTAATTACAGTTAATAAATTAGATACATTTAGCAGCACTTCAAGAACTTTTGTAGATGTAACAGGATTGACGGTTGACATAACTCCAGTCTCTACTAGCAGTAAAATTTACGTCACTGGTGTTTTAGTTTGTAGCGCGAGTGACCATTGGGTTTTTGCAAGGCTTATGAGAGATAGCACTCAAGTTCTAACGCCATCAGGCACTCTTGGCGACCGGACAACCGCAAACTTTGGTTTTGGAACTTTAAACACTGGTGAATATATGCCATCTTCTTTGCCAATTCATGCACTCGACAGTCCTTCAAGTACAAGTGAATTAACTTATAAAATTCAAATAGAGACATTTGCTGGAACAGGCTTTGTCAATATAACAGAACGTGATAGCAACGATTCTAGAGGTTTTGATATGCGTGGCGTTTCTACTATTACGGTTATGGAGATCGCAGGATGAAACACGAAGCAATTAGAAATCTTTATGCAAATGTGGTTTCGATTAACGGTAATGATGCTGACGCAGTAGCAACAGACGTAGATGGAAACGTGGTGTCTTGGGATGCTTCTGCCGTAGCTACAAAAGAGGCTGAACTTAATACTGCTTCTAAACTTAGTGAACTACGCACAGAACGTAATAGACGGTTAGCTGAAACAGACCATTGGGTTTTGTCTGACACGGCTGATGCTACATCTGCACAAACAACATATCGCCAAGCGCTACGAGACATTACATCCAGTGCCACATCACTAGACAATGTGAGTTGGCCGGATAAAGCATAAATGACGAAATGCAGTAGATAGCGTAGATCAAATGAAAGATGCTCATACAGATATAGCCATTGTTGCTGGCGGCTTGACAGCACCTTTGTGGGTTAATGCGCTTACAGGCTGGTTTGCTCTGGGCAGTGCCGGAATCGCGTTTGGCATAGGGTGCTATCGCGTTTATCAAATTTATCGGGGCAGATAATGATTGCTGAAACCCTAGCTGGCATTGCGCTTGTAAAAAGCGCCGTGGATAGCATTAAATCTGCGATTGGCACAGCCAATGATATTGGCGAGATAGCCGGGCATATAGATAATCTTTTTTTAGGTGAGCAGCAGGCTCAAAAAGCCCGGAACAAAAAATCTGGGGTAAACCAGTTTGACGTTAGCTCTGTAGCTAAAGAAACCATTGATGCGCGAATTGCGGCAGAGCATTTATATACTGTTTCTGTGATGATAGACCAGCGTTTTGGTCACGGCACTTGGCAGGGCATTGTCAATGAACGTGCCCGGCGAATACAAGAAGCCAAAGAGCAGGCGAAACAGGCGCAGATAAAGAAAAACAGACAACAGCATGAAATGATGCAAACCCTTAAACAAGTCATGCTTGCCGTGATGCTTATCGTTTTTGCACTCGGATGCTTTGTTGTTCTGTTTATGTTTGCATGATGTTTATTGCAGTACTTACAATTTGTGCGCCAGTTCTGGCTAATGAATGTGTCAGAATTGTAGATGTAAACGTCTATGACACGCACTCAGAATGTGTTGAACGAGCCGTTCAGATGTTTCACTCAACCCAGCTTATTTTGCCGCCACCTTACTCGAAGGTTTTTTACGAGTGCGACAGCAAGTTTAAAAAAGCATAGCCGTGATAAGCACTGTTTTTGGCGCTGATGAATACCTCAAAAGCTGGGCGGCAAAGCTCATAGGCATTAAGGAATTTGGCCCATCTGTTGCGATAGGCGTGCACGCTGGTGATGAAATCATAGCCGCCGCAGTTTATCACGACTTCAGAGATGGGCAGATTGAGGCGTCAATAGCTGCTTCCTCCCGGCGCTGGGCAACTCGGTCTGTCCTGCATACACTGTTTGCCTATCCGTTTTTGCAAGTAGGCGCGAACAGGTTGTTAGTGACCTGTAATGAAGCAAATGAAAAAGCAATGAAAATGAATAGCCAGCTTGGATTTATCCAAGAGGGCAGACTGCGCCAGATGTATGCGCCGCACGATGCAATCATCTGGGGAATGTTAAAGGACGAATGTAAATGGATAAAGGGTCAAGATAATGGGCAAATCCTCGCCATCACTGCCGCCAACACCGAATCCTAACGAGCTTATCAACGCTCAATCGGATGCAAACCGTATCTCGCAATTCACGCCATATGGCAATTTGCGCGTCGGCTCGGTAGGCGACGGAGGCCAATTTGTTGAGGGCTCAGTTCCTACTGATGGCAGAGCAGCGGCGTTTACACAAGAAACACCGTTTCAGACCCAGATGCGTGCAGCGCAGGAAGGCACTGGCTTGGGGCTAGGCAACCTTGCCTTTAACCGTGTGTCGGGCCAGCAAGTGACGGGCATGAACCCTGATGGCACGCCGATTTATGCTGATGACCCAGATTTTCAAAATCCGTTCAGAACAGCGCCAACCTTGTCAGGCGTTACAGCAGCCCAAGATATTGACCCAACAACAGGTCTGCCAGCATTTCAAAGCACTATCACAAGTCCAACAGCCATGCCGACTAGCCTAGATACTAGCGGCCTGACAGCACTCCAGAGCGACCCAGAGGCTTTCAGAAGCAACATTGAGCAAACGCTTTATAATCGCCAGCTAGGGCTATTACAGCCCGGCTTTACACAAGAGCGTGAAGCATTAGAGCAAAATCTTGCTGACCGTGGGATTCCTGTTACATCACAAGCATATGATGCGGCTATCAATCGCTTTGAGAGCCAGCAAGGCGAACAGCTTGGAAGGCTTGCACAGCAGGCCACATTGGCGGCAGGTCAGGAAAGCGACAGGCTGGTTAATCAATCGCGTGCAGCCCGGCAACAGCAGTTTGGTGAACGTGCGGCGGCTGGTGAGTTTGGTCTTGCCGCGCAAGGTCAGGGCTTCAGCCAAGCGGCGGCAAACACGCAACTGGCTAATGCGGCGCGTCAAGACACTGTTGCAAATCAACTTCTGTCCAATCAAATTGCAGGCCAGCAGCGCAACCGCGAGATTGCAGAGCGCAATGCCCTGCGCGGTCAAAACTTCAACGAGCTAGCAGCTTTGCTTGGTGGGCCTCAAATACAGCAACCATCATTCTTTGCTCCGGGCGGCATTGATACGCAAGGCGCTTTCGGCGCTCAAATGGCTGCACAGCAAAATGCGTACAATCAAGCAATGCAAAATCAATCAGCACATATGGGCGGATTAGTCGGGTTAGCTGGCAATCTCGGCGCAGCTTACATGCTTTCATAATAGGGGTAGATAATGGCACTAAATCCAAGGCAAATGCTGGGGCTAGCTAACACGCGCCCATCAATGCAGTATCAGCAACTAAACAACGCCTATCAGTCTGACCCACGCCGCATGTTGGGCCAGACGCTGATGGGGCAGGGTGCAAGCGCTGCGCCTGTTAGAACGCCCTTACAAGGGCTTGGCAGGCTGTCTAGCGCGTTAGTAGGCGCATATCTACAGCGCAAAGCTGGTGATGCTCAGGTTGCGCGTGAAGACGATTATAGATCGAAATTAGGTGACGCTTTATCTGGTTTAGATTTGACGGGCACACCGGGGTTAAATGCCCTTTCTCAAGTTAATCCAGAGCTTGCATTGCAAACTGGTGTCAGCTTAGAAGGACAAATTAAAGTAGCAAATGCAAGCCGTAAACTAACAGACGAAAGAACTTCAGCCATGAAAAATGCAGAGGCGCAAGGCTTAGTGCCAGGAACGCCTGAATATAACGCATTTATCGACAAATCAAGCAGCGGAATTACAGTAAATACAGGTAATAAAAAAGCTGGGGATGCGATTGTTACTACACTCACAGGGTTAGCAGACAGCGCTACGTCTGCAAGACAAACCATGAGCCGCGTTGAACAAATGTCAGGGCTTTTAGATGCTGGTTTGGTAACTGGGTTTGGGGCTGAAACAGTCAATAGTTTGAGAAGAGTAGGGCAGTTTTTTAATCCTGATTACAAATTGCAAGAAGTTGCTGGCGCTGAAGCGTTTATTGGTAACGCAAATGCCATGATTGGCCCATTAGTCAAACAGCTAGGCTCTAACCCAACTGACAAAGATTTGAAGTTTTTTGAAACTGCTTCACCAACTGTCACTAAAACTGTTGAAGGTAACAAATTATTATTGAAGGGTTTGAAATTAAAAAGCGCTCGACAAGCGGCCCTGTCAGAAGCAGCACAAGATTTTATGTTGCTCCCAGAAAATGAAGACATTGATGGATTTACTGGTCTGGTCAGATTGCAAAGGCATTTATCAAACTTTGTAAAAACAAGCCCACTGTTCCAGCAAGGTGGAA